GGCTCATTAACTTCAATGTTCGGCTCTATGTTTGGTGAGCAATCCAAAGCCTACAAAATTATGTTTGCAGCAGATAAAGCTTTCGCTATTGCTTCAGCTGGAATTGCGATTCAGCAAAGTATTGCCCAAGCAGCAAAGGTAGGTTTCCCAGCCAATATTCCACTGATTGCAACAGCAATTGCACAGGGTGCAAGTATTATCGGTAACATTCGTGCAATCAAAGATCAGGGTTTTGCAGATGGTGGTTTCACTGGCTCTGGCGGTAAGTATGAGCCTGCGGGTATTGTCCATAAAGGCGAGGTAGTCTGGTCACAAAAAGATATTCGCCGTTGGGGCGGTGTTGGTTTGGTTGAAAATATGCGTAAGAGCGCAAACCCTGAAGCATTTATTAATAACCATGCTACAAACAACACTTCAGCAGAAAATGTCTTTAATCGTTCATTCCTAAGCTCAAAAGCTTTTAATGACAATCAAAGTATCTCGAATATCTTTAATCAACCTGTTCAAGATGGCCAGATTATCTATAAGGGTAATGGCAGCGTACCTACGGCATCTTCTTCTGCTAGTTCTGATCTATTCCACGACGGAAAAGTTTACTTCTCTTCAAATGGTATAGTTCAGGATCGATCAAATCTTGATGATGTTCAGGACTTTACTTCAAGTCAATCTCCGCGCCCTCAAGCTGAGTTTATGCCTTCTCTTGAGCAATCTTCTCCAACTATCAATTTCAAAATTGAAGTCATTAATCAAGTCAGCGGTGCAACTGTTGAAGCTGAACAACTTGATGAGAAAACAGTTCGGATCATTGTTAAAGAAGAACTGGATAAGCAACTTCCAAAAGCGGTACCGAGATTAGTAAGCGAGGATATTAAAAATCCAAACTCTCTAGTTAGCCGTTCCTTGAGCGAGAATACGACTGCTAGACGGAACAGATAATTAAGAAAACCACCTTTCGAGGTGGTATCTTTTTAAAACTTTTGGAGGAATAAATATTTGGTACTCCGATGGTACTTCACTTCTGTACCTTTAGACACAAATTTTCATCGCCTCCCTTATCTTTTGTTCTAACTCTTGAACAAAACTTTAATAATGTTAAATTACAGCAAATGATAAAATATTGTGTAAGCGATATTTTAGAAATATTGGAAAATTATAAGCCATGAGTAACTTAAATTTTAGTCTTAACATGCTTGAATGGGCAGCAAATAATATTGGTTTGCGCTTAGAAGAAGCTGTAACTAAAATTTCAGAATCAGAAAAGACCCAAAAAAAACTTTTGAATGGTGAGTTTTCAGTAAATCAAGCAGAAAATTTTGCAAAAATTACAAATATTCCATTTGGATATTTGTTCTTAAATGAGCCCCCTTTACGAGAAAAACCTTCTTTACCTGATTTGAGACAAGCTCCTAATTTTCAACCTTTAAGTAATAATTTTTACGCCGTACTTGAAGATGTGAAGTTCAAACAAGAATGGTATATCGATTTTTTAAAAAGTATTGATGCAGAACCATTAAAATTTGTGGGGGCATTTAAAGATAAAAACGTATCTTATAAAATAATTGCTAAAGATATATATGAGACTTTAGGACTTCCTATTTCAACTAAAACAAGAAAAGATAGAGATAAATATTTATCTAGTTTAATTGAAAAATGTGAGAAAAATAGAATTCTTATCTTTAGGAGTGGGGTAGTTAAAAATAATAATAATAGACCTTTAGAGGTTAGTGATTTTCGAGGGTTTGTTATTTCTAATAATTATGCTCCAGCAATTTTTATTAATTTACAAGACGCACCTTCCGCTAGAATTTTTACATTAGCTCACGAATTAGCACATATTTGGTTAGGGCAATCTGCTGTAGATGATTTAGATATCTATGGGAATGATAAAGTTGAAGTCTTATGCAACAGAATTGCTGCCGAAGTTTTAGTTCCTGAGGATATTTTTCTTGATCAATGGACTATTCACAATGGTAATATTCAAAAACTTAGTGATCATTTTGGAGTTAGCATACTTGTAATTTCAAGGGTTGCTTTAACTTTAAATCGGATTACTAAAGATAAATATAATGAAATTTATAACATAGTAAAAGTTAGAGAAATTTCTAAAATTAAAGATTCTAGTGGCGGAAGCTATTACACAAATACTTTGATGAAAAATACAAATTTAGTTTCTAGAGCTGTAATTAATTCTGCATTAACAGGGAAAATAACATTGCGTGAAGCAGGTCACATTCTTGATATGAATCCTCAAAGTGTTATTTCGTTAGGGGAGCGTATCAGTTGAATAATGTTAAATACTTATTTGATGCCAATATTTTTATTGATGCTCATAATTTGCATTATCATCCTTGTTTTTGCGATCTTTTCTGGAATTGGTTAAACGATGGACATCAAGCGAACCATTTTTTCAGTTTAGACAGAGTAAAAGAGGAAATTGCAAAACCTTCACTAAACAATGAACTAGCAAAATATGTTAGGGCAGGAGTTGTTCCTAATAATTTCTTTTTAGATAGTTTAAGTAATGCCTCTTTGATAGATAGCTATACTGATGTGATCAAATGGGCAAATAATCATGGTGATTATATTCAAAAGGCAAAAGATGATTTTGCGGATGCCACAAAGGCAGATGCTTTTTTAATTTCTGTTGCCAAAGTTCAAGGATTCACAATTATTACAAATGAAGTTTCTCAACCCGAAGAAAAGAAAAGAATTAGAATTCCTGATGTTGCAAAACATTTTGGTGTACCTGTAACCCGATTACCAAATGTTCTGAAATTACATTCTTTTGATAACTTTAAATTTCAGTAAACTACCAAACTCTTGAAATTAGTTAAAGCTGAAATTAAGGCCTACTAAATATTTTTAACCGCTCATTTGAGCGGTTTTTTATTGCTTAAAGGAAAGTTATGTACAAGTTAAAGCTAAATCCTCAGAACAGCGGTTATGGCGTAACACCAGGTGATGATGTAAAGCGTCAGCAAATGGATGGCGGCCGAGGACGTTATTATATCGATGTAAAACGTAATAGCCATATTGTCGATGTGAATTGGAATTTAAGTAAAACAGATTTCAATAAAATGATGGCATTCTGGCGTGTATACCAAAGTAAGCCAGCCTCATTCTATGCAGACTTGGTGATTGACCAGGGAACGCGCCAGCAATATCTATGTAACTTCATTCCTAGCTCATTTAAGACTAACGAGGTGAATGGAAATCTTTACAGGGTAACTGCTCAATTAGAAGTTATTCAAAACCAGCCGAACTTAACAGCTGATGCAGCCTTGATTAAAGATTGGGAGGTCTAATGGATAACGAATACGCCAAGTTCTTTCTCAATCGTAAAGTCGATATCTATCAACTGGAGTGTATTGAGCTCACACACCCATCTTTTATAAACACATATCGAATTGTTCGTAATGATGATCGAGGTGTCTATGTGCAGCATAAGGCTGGAACTGGTCAGGTATTTTATGAATATCTACCTGTTTCAATTCAAAGATCTGGAATGCTGGGTGATCTGGACCAGACGTTGACAGTCTCGGTTTCAGGATTGGGTGATGTATTACCAGATGAATTCGAGAGGGTAGTTGAAGGCCAATATCCGAACGTTAAACCAACCGTAAATTACCGGATTTACAGTTCAGACAACCTCAATTCCCCAATCTTTTATTTGCTTGGACTCCAGCTTGCTAGTGTTGCAATGAATCATAAAGCGGTGACATTCAAGGCAGAATCACCACGGCTCAATACAAATAAAACTGGAGATATTTTTTCACTGGATCGGTTTAGCGGACTGAAGGGAGCAGTATGAAAAGTCACGACCATTTGCTTGATAAGCAATACGACGAAGAGCATTACAACTGTGTCCATTTTGTCCATGAAGCTGCAATGGATCTATATGGAGTAGATCGAGGTGAGGCACTTGAACTTTTTATGCAGCCTAAGGGCAAAATTAGTTTTTTATCTTCACGTTTAAAACTCTTAAATCCGCTGCCCATGCCCAAGGAAGGCTGCATAGTCGCCTTCCATCCAAGACAAAGAAATAAGCCCCCGCATGTGGGGCTTTTTCGTGGGCAAAAGATTCTGCATCTGATGGAAAGCGGTGTCACTTACTTACCTGAAGAGGTCGTCATGGGAATGGGGTTTAGTCGAGTCAGTTATTATGATTAAGGTTATTTATAAACAAGATGCATTGTCTGAAGAAAAGACAATTGAGCAGGCTCAAACTATCGGGCAATGGCTTACTTCAAAATATGAACATATGCCTGAGCACATCCGTATCTTTCATACCACAAGCAATATGGATCACGCTGAAATCTCCTTTGCTAATGAAGTAACGCCCAAGAATGCATTTGACTTAAAGCAGCTCGATTTCTTACCAGGCACATTTATTGTGATAGAGAACCCTAAATGGGTCGCTGCTATTGTTTCGATTGTAATTAGTATTGCGATCGCTTTTTTAATGCCTACGCCATCGATGGCGCAGACTACTCAGAATATTAACCAATCTTCATCCGCAAATAACGAACTTTCTAATCGAGAAAACAAGATCCGGGTGAATGGTCGTATTGCAGATATTTATGGTGCTGCTTGGGATACGCCTGACTCAATTGCTGTGCCTTATAAAGTTTATGAAAACAATATTGAAGTTGAGCACATGGTCGGCTGCATAGGCCGTGGACACTATAAAATCAATGGAGCTTATGATGGTGAAACCAATATTGTCGATATTGCTGGCGCGTCTGTAGAAGTCTTTAG